GCGTACTCGTAGAGGAAAGGGCAACATCATCATGTGCTCTGCTGACGTTGCTTCAGCACTGACCATGGCTGGTGTTCTCGATTACACCCCAGCACTTAACGCTAACCTGAACGTTGATGACACCGGCAACACCTTTGCTGGTACTCTGATGGGCAAATTCCGCGTCTACATCGACCCATATGCTGCTAACCTGACTTCCGCTAACGGAACTCCTGGTAACCAGTACTATGTTGTTGGTTATAAGGGTTCTTCACCTTATGACGCTGGACTCTTCTATTGTCCTTATGTTCCTCTCCAAATGGTTCGTGCCGTTGGTGAGAACTCCTTCCAACCTAAGATTGGCTTTAAGACCCGCTATGGTCTTGTTGCTAACCCATTCGCAGAAGGAACCAATCAGGGTCTTGGTCGTCTGCAGACCAACCAGAACCGTTACTACAGACGTGTTGCTGTTAAGAACCTTATGTGAGCCAAGTGCTTCACAAAAGTTTCAAGGGTCCCCAAAAGGGACCCTTTTTTTATCTAAATATTTAAAAAAATGGCAACAAACTCTTTTAAAAACCAGATACAAAATAGAAACTTCCTAACTCCTACCGGGTTTAAGTTTATATTAAATAGAGCGCCAAAGACAACGTTTTTTAGCAATTCAGCAAATATTCCAAGTTTAACCCTAGGAGTTGCAAATCAACCAAACTATCTTAGAGATATTCCTCAACCTGGCGACAAGATGGATTTTGAGGACTTTACTCTTAGGTTTTTAGTCGATGAGAATTTAGAAAATTACAGTGAAATTTCTAATTGGATGCGTGGGTTAGGATTTCCAGAATCTCTTGCAGAAATCTATGAATTTCAACAGTCAAATCCAAACCTAGAGCAACCAAGAAAAGGTCAACTGAATTTATATTCAGACGCAACATTAACTGTATTGTCAAGCAATCAGAATGCAAACTTCAAAATAAAATTTAAGGATATGTTTCCATACTCTTTGTCAACTTTAAACTTTGATGCTACAGACACTGACATTGAATACTTTACAGCAGAGGTGTCTTTCAAGTATACTATGTTTAATATAACAGATTTGAACGGCAATCCTTTATGAGTATTGATCTTGATAAAATTCAAGAAATGTGGACCAAAGATTCTAAGATAGACCCAGACAATCTACATACAGAATCTTTAAATATTCCAGGTTTACACGCAAAGTATTTTGAACTTTATAATACTATTTTTCTTCTGAGAAAAAAAGCAGAGCAACAGAAAAGAAATATAAGACACGAAAGATACGAATACTATTCAGGGAAATCAGACCCAGATGTTTACATAGATAATCCTTTTCCAAAAAAGATTCGTGATAAAGACACTATGCAAAAATATTTGGATGCGGATGAGAAGTTATCTACAATATGTTTAAAGATTGATTATTATGATACGATGCTAGTTTATATTGAAAGCATTCTCAAAATGATACAAAACAGAACATATCAAATCAAAAACGCAATTGAATTTATGAGATTTAACTCTGGACTGGGTTAAATAAATAATCCAAGATGAATGGATTAATGTGATTGATACTACGGCTAATCTTGTTATATCAAAATCCAACGAAGTATTTTTAAAGATTAATACGGAACCTCATATTGAATATGAACTTAGAGACCACTTTAAGTTTGAGGTTCCTAATGCAAAGTTTATGCCCCAGTACCGTGGAAGGAATTGGAATGGGGAAATTCATTTGTATGATATGAGGTCCAAGCAAATTTATGTTGGACTTTTGGATAAGATTGTATCCTTCTGTGAGCAATACGGATACACTTATAAGTTTGAGGACAATAAGTTCTATGGAACCCCATACGAAGAGAATGAGGAGATTTCTTTTGAGGGTGTAAAGGGTTATATGCAATCTATTTGCTCACATTCCCCAAGAAATTATCAGGTTGAGGGAGTATACGATGCTCTACGACATAACCGAAAATTATTGATATCACCCACAGCCTCAGGAAAATCCTTGATGATTTATTCCCTTGTAAGGTATTATGTAGATAAAGGAGAAAAAATCCTTCTAGTTGTTCCCACGACATCTCTTGTAGAGCAGATGTACAAGGATTTTTTAGACTATGGTTGGGATGCTGATTCATATTGTCATCGTATCTATTCTGGAAGAGAAAAAACTAATAGTGCTCCAGTAACAATTACAACCTGGCAATCTGTTTATAAACTAGAAAGGTCTTTCTTTGAAGAGTATGGTGTAATTATAGGTGATGAAGCTCATTTATTTAAGAGCAAGTCACTAATACAAATTATGACTAAACTGCATCACGCAAAATACCGATTTGGATTTACTGGAACTTTAGATGGAACTCAAACTCATAAGTGGGTTTTGGAAGGATTATTTGGTCCTTCTTATAAAGTAACCAAAACTGATGAGTTAATGAAACAAGGACACTTATCTCAACTTGATATTCAGTGCCTTGTTCTGAAGCATCCACAACAAAAGTTTGAAACTTATGAGGATGAGATACAGTATTTAATCTCTCACGAACAAAGGAATAATTTTATTAAAAATCTAGCATTAGATTTAAAAGGAAACACACTTATTCTCTTTAGTCGTGTTGAAGCACACGGAGCAATATTATATGAAAAGATAAATACTAACAAGAGTGAAGACCGTAAAGTATTTTTTGTTCATGGTGGAGTGGATGCTGAAGAGAGAGAATTGGTAAGAGAAATAACGGAGAGGGAGAACAACGCAATTATTGTTGCCTCTTATGGAACTTTTTCTACTGGTATCAACATTAAGAATCTCCATAATGTTATCTTTGCTTCACCAAGCAAATCAAGGGTCAGAAATCTTCAAAGTATTGGAAGAGTTCTTAGAAAGGGAAAAGACAAAGTAAAAGCAACCCTTTATGATATTGCAGATGATTGCTCAACAAAGTCAAGAAGAAATTATACTTTAAATCATTTTATAGAAAGAATTAAGATATACAATGAAGAAAATTTTAACTATGAAATAATTACAATTAAATTAAAGGTATGATGGAAGAAGATTTTTATGCAACTTTAAAATTAAAAACAGGTGAAGAAATATTTGCAAAAGTAGCTGCATCTGAAGAAGATGACAGAACTCTTCTAATTATTTCTAATCCTATAATAGTATCTGAAATTAAAGGTAGAACAGGAGTAGTTGGATATAAAATAGAACCATGGTTAAAAACAACTACTGATGATATGTTCATTATCAATTTAACAGATGTCTTAACTCTTTCTGAATCTTCTGATATTGAAATGATTATGATGTACCAAGATTATATTCGTCAGAGTGGTAAAGAAAAAGATAATCAATCAAAGATTAATCGTAGAATGGGATATATTGCTAATGTTAATGATGCTAAAGAGATATTAGAGAAGCTCTATAAAAATAGCTAAGCCATTCTTATCAAACCGGACAAAGGTATTCTACAGAGTTTTTGTAACCTTGTCAACTATTTGTTTAGGTGGTATAATTTATACATAATAATGATAAAAACTTATGATTACCACAGCAGTTATGACCAAGAGAAAGAGGTCAGAGCATTATGTTAATAATAAAGAGTTTCTTGCTGCTCTTATTAAGTATCGTGAAGATAAAGAAATTGCAGAGATTCAAGGGAAGCCAAAACCTCCTATTCCCCGCTACATCGGAGAGTGTTTCCTAAAGATTGCAAATCACCTTTCATTTAAACCAAACTTTGTGAACTATATGTTCAAGGAAGATATGATTTCAGATGGTATTGAAAACTGTGTTCAATATATTCACAACTTCAATCCAGAGAAGTCACAAAATCCTTTTGCTTACTTTACTCAAATTATTCACTACGCATTCCTTCGTCGTATCCAAAGAGAGAAGCGTCAACTAGAAATCAAGAACAAAATTCTTGAGCGTTCGGGGTTTTCTGAGGTGTTTGCAGACGACAACACTATTGACGGTGGGAACTATTCCGACTATAATTCTATCAAGGACGGAGTTCACAGCAAACTGCGGTATTGAATGAAAGTAGCAATTATTACAGACCAGCATTTCGGTGCCAGAAAGAATTCCAAACTCTTTCATGATTATTTTCTAAAGTTCTATAACGACGTATTTTTCCCTACACTCGAAGAGCAAGGGATTACTACCGTTGTAGATATGGGAGATACTTTTGATAGTCGTAAAGGAATTGATTTTTCAGCATTATCCTGGGCTAAAAATAATTACTATGACCGTCTCCAAGAAATGGGTGTGAAGGTTCATACTATTGTAGGAAACCACACAGCTTATTACAAAAACACAAATAATGTAAACGCAGTAGATTTGCTATTGCGTGAGTACGATAATGTGACCGTATATTCAGAACCAACTGAAGTAATGTTGGGACAACTTCCAACACTTTTTATACCTTGGATTAATCAAGAAAATGAAGCAAATACTCTTAAACTTATTGAAAAGACAACTTGCCCGTGTGCGATGGGGCACCTTGAACTCCAAGGATTTAGAGTTAATAAACAAATCGTCATGGAGCACGGTTTGGAGAGCAAATTATTTGGTAAGTTCGATAGGGTCTACTCGGGACACT